ATTCAAACAACGCACACGGGCGAACTCGCAATGAACTTCGGCCGGAAAATGCGGAACTTGATAGACAGCATAGAGTACAAGAAAATTTTTCCGAGAGCTGCCCTAGCCCCCGACAGCAAAAGTGCTGGCCGCTGGACCACTACTGAAGGCGGCGAGTACTTTGCGGCGGGCGTGGGAGGTGCGATTACGGGCCGTGGCGCGGACCTACTGATTATTGACGACCCGCATTCGGAACAAGACGCACTCAGTAATGCGGCAATGGAAAATGCGTACGAATGGTACACCTCTGGCCCTCGCCAACGGCTACAACCTGGAGCTTCAATTGTAGTTGTCATGACGCGATGGTCCGAGCGAGACTTGACCGCAAAAGTATTGAAACAGCAAGCCTTCGATACAAAGGCTGATCAATGGGAAGTGATCGAATTTCCGGCGGTACTTGAAATTGAGGAGAATGATCCAAAACCCCTTTGGCCGGAGTTCTGGAAGCTAGAAGAATTACTCGGAGTAAAAGCCTCATTAAGCGCACAAAAATGGAGCGCACAGTGGCTTCAACAGCCCACTTCTGACTCAATCAGCATCATAAAGCGCGACTGGTGGAAACAATGGGAAAAGGAACACGTTCCCGGATTAGAGTACATAATCCAATCATACGATACGGCTTTCCTCAAAAAAGAATACGCTGACTACTCGGCCATTACAACTTGGGGTGTTTTTTACCCAGAAGAGGACAGTGGCCCAAATCTAATTCTTCTTGATAGTACAAAAGGTCGCTACGAGTTCCCTGAGCTGAAACGTGAAGCTCTGAGAAGTTATCACTATTGGGAGCCAGATATTGTGATTATCGAAGCAAAGGCTTCCGGCTCTCCCTTGACCCAAGAACTACGGGCCATGGGCATTCCGGTTATGAACTTCAGTCCCGGAAAAGGCCAAGATAAACACGCTCGCGTAAATGCGGTGGCCCCACTTTTTGAGAGCGGAATTATCTGGGCACCCGAAAAAAGTTTCGCTGAAGAAATAATCGAAGAGTGTGCACAATTTCCCAATGGCGAGCATGACGACCTTGTAGACTCAATGACTCAAGCTGTTTTGCGGTTTCGGCAGGGCGGTTTTATCGGTCACCCAGAAGACTATACAGAAGAAGACTCTGGCTATCGTCGGAGGTACACTTATTATTAGGCTTTTCATATTAAAAATTTTGAACTAAGGTACTGCTAATGCCAGTGCGAAAAGTCAAAGGTGGTTATAGGTGGGGTAAATCTGGAAAGATTTACAAAACTAAAGCTGCCGCGCAACGTCAACGACGAGCTGCCTATGCCTCAGGATACAAAGGCAGGAAGGGAAAATCATGACGAAATGGATTAAAGAACGTATGTGTGAACCCACCAGTTATCTAGCTGTGGGGGTTGGAGTTATGGCGCTAGGAATTATTTTCAATCTGCCTCTTTTGATATGGGCGGGTATTGTTGGTGGGGTTGTTGGTTTTATTCTCAAAGAAAAAGGGGTAGTTTAATGCCTCATGGTCCAGGAACTTATGGTTCTAAAAAAGGTCGGCCCTCAAAGAAGAAACGGGTTATGGGCTATAAAGGCGGGGGCCTGAAGAAAAAGACACCATCTAAACGCAAGAAGTAGGTCAAATGGCTGACGAACCTCTGATTCCTTCGCTTATGACAGAAATTGAGATATCGGACACTGAAATCCCTGCTTCTCCAGTACCTCCTCTAGAAATGGAACGTCCTATAAGAACGGACGTTATATTGGAGGATGATGAAGTTTTAGCAGAAGCACCGGAAAATGGTGCGATTATTCCCGAGGGAATGGACATAGAAGTTGATGAAGAATTAGACGAAGAGGGCAATACGGTTGTCTCTTTCGGTGAAGAAATGCCGGAGCCTCTTTCAGAAGACTTTTATAAAAACCTTGCAGAAGAAATAGATCAACGTGAGCTAGGCAGACTAGCTTCAGAGTTATTGGGTATGTACTCAGAAGATCGTGAGAGTAGATCGGATTGGGAGAGAACCTATAGTGAGGGATTGGGATTACTGGGAATGGACACAGATGATAGATCTGAGCCATTTCAAGGGGCTTCCGGTGTTTACCATCCTTTGCTTTCAGAAGCAGTAGCTCAGTTTCAATCTTCTGCTTACAAAGAGCTTCTTCCTTCAGGTGGCCCCGTAAGTACACGTGTTGTGGGGCGGGTAACTCCCGAGCGACAAGAACAAGCAAATCGTGTAAAAGAGTTTATGAATTACCAGATCACTGAGGTTATGCAAGAGTATGATCCAGAACTTGATCAAATGCTTTTTTATCTTCCTCTTTCAGGTTCTTCCTTTAAGAAAATTTATTACGACGAGGGTATCGGAAGAGCAGTAAGTAAATTCATTACTTCAGAAGATCTTGTTGTTCCTTATGAAACTACCGATTTACAATCAGCCAATCGAATCACACACATGATTCGACAAAATACAAATGACGTAAGAAAACTTCAAGCCAGCGGATTTTACCGTGACATTGAACTGATGCCGTCAGACGAACCGCAAACAGCGGTCACTGAAAAGGTAGATGAGCTTGAGGGCGTCCGCCCGACTCACTATAGTTCTGGTGAGATAATGACAATTTTAGAGTGCCATATAAACTTGGACCTTCCAGGATTTGAGGATATCAGTGAAGATGGCGAATCCACAGGTATTCAACTTCCTTACATAGTAACTATGGAAGAGGGTTGTTCTGAGATTCTTTCTATCCGTAGGAATTGGGACGAAACTGATCCTTTAAAGAGTAAGAAAGATTATTTCGTTCATTATAAGTTTCTTCCAGGATTGGGCTTTTATGGTTTCGGTTTGATTCACATGATTGGTGGATTAAGCAAATCAGCGACTAGTCTTTTACGGCAGCTCATTGACGCAGGAACTTTAGCAAATCTTCCTGCGGGATTTAAAGCTCGTGGTTTGCGAGTTCGAAATGATGACGAACCGTTGCAACCTGGAGAATGGCGAGATGTTGATGCTCCTGGAGGGGCGCTTCGTGATTCACTCCTGCCGCTACCCTATAAAGAGCCTTCCGGAACACTTTTAAATTTACTTGGTGTTCTTGTTGATTCGGGGCGTAGATTTGCCGCAATCACTGAAATGCAAACTGGCGAGATGAGTGAAGCAATGCCCGTAGGCACAACAGTAGCGTTGTTGGAAAAAGGCATGCAAGTTATGTCGGCTATTCACAAGCGCCTCCATTATTCTCAAAAAGTAGAGTTCCGGTTACTTGCAGAAACCTTTTCAGAGTATCTTCCTCAAGAGTATCCTTTTGAAATTGTTGGAGGAGAGAGGCTTATTAAAGTTTCTGACTTTAGTGAGCAAATAGATGTATTGCCACATAGTGATCCGAATATATTTAGTATGGCGCAACGGGTTATGATGGCGCAAACACAACTTCAGTTAGCTACTTCTGCTCCTCAGATACATAATCTTAACGAAGCCTATTACCGTATGTACCAAGCTCTGGGTGTTCAAAATATTGAAGATCTTCTTCCTCCTTCTGAACCAGAGAATTCAAAAGATCCTGCCTCTGAAAACGCGGATGCACTAATAGGCGCACCTTTGAAAGCGTTTATTCATCAAGATCACGAGGCTCACATAGCCACTCATATGGCTTTTATGCAAAATCCTGTGTTCCAGAATAATCAACAAGCGATGCTTGTTTTACAAAGTCACATTCAAGAACACTTTGCAATGCTTTATCGTCAACAAGTTGAACAGATGATCGGAAGACCACTGCCTACAGAAGACGAGCAGATTCCTCCAGAACTTGAGAATCAAATCGCACAGGCTGCTGCTCAGGCAACTCAACAAATTAGTGCGCAAGCACAACAGTTTGCACAGCAACAAGAGCAGGGTGGTATTGATCCACTTGTTCAAATTCGTATGCAGGAACTTGAGTTAAAAGAACGCGATATGCAAAGAAAAGAAGCTGAGTCTCAATCACGACTTGCTTTTGATGTGCAAAAAGACCAAACGAAAACAGCGCTTGAAGAGATTAAAATTCAACAGGATGCAGCGCAAGCAGCAGAGCGTATCTCAGTGCAGCGTGAGAAAATGCAAGTGCAATGAGATGAATGCTTTAATTTTCTCTCCTGGAGAAATAGTAAGTATTTCATTGTTAGTAGTGGTTATAATTTTATTGATTCGTCAACCGAAGAAATGAGTATAGGAAGGACAATTTAATGAAGACAGCAACTAAAAAGAATGGGATTACAGAAGTTCTATCTACCCCCATTATTTACCAAACTAAGATGTTCAAGGCTGATGGTATGAATGTCTTAGCCCCCGAGCCTATGGAAGTAGGCCCCCATGTAAAGGCCAGAACTTTTTCTCCTGAGCATAAAGGTGGAAATCGAAAAAAGGCTAGAGGTGGTGGAGCGGCAACTCAAGGTTTGAATTTTCAAGGTGTTCGCTAATGGATGGTGTTTGGGTTTGTGATCGAGTAATGAGAGTTGTTCGAGAACGAGAACAGCAAATCTCTTCTATGTTAGTCAATAATGAACTAGCTGACATGGCTCAGTATAGAAATTTGATGGGAGAGATTACTGCTCTTGGAGTGATAAGTCAAGAAATTTCAGAAATTCTAGAGAAAGGAATGCAACCAGATGACCACGGCACTATTGTTACCGGAACGTTTGGCGAAACAGAAAGCAGTTGAAGAAGCTAAATCTGAACATGATAAATTACCAAAGCCTACAGGCTGGCGTATTCTTATCATGCCATATAACCCTCCTATGAAAACTAAAGGAGGTGTAGAACTCCCGGATGAGGTTCATGAAAGAGAACGAATTGCTACTGTAGCAGGTTTAGTATTAGCAGTAGGTCCGCTGGCTTATAAGGATTCATCTAAATTCAGCGACCCTAATAACCCTGATGCAAAATGGGAACCTTGGTGTAAAGAAAAGGACTGGATTCTATTCAGTAGATATTCAGGATCTCGTTTTAACATAGATGGGGGAGAGTTACGGATTTTAAATGATGATGAAGTGTTGGCTGTAATAGACGATCCTTCTCATTTAGTCCATACATAGGACTTTACTTTTTAAAAAAGTGGTTTTAACGTAAGGCCAATTCATGGAGGAAGACCATGCCCGAAGCGAAAGAAGATCTAGTTGAACTTGAACAAGAAGATGCGGTTGAAGTAGCCGTAGAAGAAGATACATCGGCAGCACCTGTTGTTGAAGAAGATGTATCAAGAGAACCAGAAGAATTATCTGAGGACATAACTGAAGAAGAGTTAGCTTCTTACAGCACAGGTGTCCGAAAACGCATTGATAAGTTGACTGCCAAATATCGTGAGGCAGAACGAAGAGAGCAAGCAGCTCTTCAATATGCTAAAGGTGTGATTGCTCAAAAAGATGAAGTACAAAAAAGCGCTCAGCAGTGGTCTGATAACGCTAACCAACAGTATGCTGGTCGAATTACTACAGATTTAGAAGCCGCTAAAAAACGATATGTTCAGGCATACGAGAGTGGTGATCCTGACGAGCTAGTCAATGCCACAACAGATCTTTCTAAGTTAACAGTTGAAAACGCAGCATTAAATAATGAACTAACTGCACTAACTGCACTTAGACCTCAGCAACCCGTATTACAAACAGCTCAAACTCCGGCTACTGCACCGCCCCCTGATCCTAAATCTCAAGCGTGGGCAACTAGAAATGAATGGTTTGGTGCGGATGAGCCGATGACTTACACAGCATTTGCTATTCATAAAAATCTTGTGGAATCAGGATTTGACCCGAATTCGGATACCTACTATACAGAGATTGATCGTAGGATTCGAGAAGAGTTTCCTCATAAGTTTGATGAAACTTCAACACAACCAGCTACAAACGGACGTAGCTCTCCAGTCCAGAGAGTTGCTTCTGCCAATCGAGCTGCTAAAACTACTGGACGCGGAACTGTAAAACTCACTCCTAGCCAAGTTGCAATTGCAAAAAAACTAGGTGTGCCTCTTGAAGATTACGCGAGACAAGTAAAGGAGATCAATGCACATGTCTGAATCAATTGATAGAACACCTCGCGCTGCCACAACTCGGCAAAAATCTGAACGTCCCACATCTTGGAAGCCACCTTCTTTATTAGATGCTCCTCCGCCACCTGATGGTTTTGTCCATCGTTGGATTCGTGCTGAAATGTTAGGGCAAGATGATAAACCTAACTTTACAAAACGACTTCGCGAAGGGTATGAACCAGTAAGGGCTGATGAGTATCCAAATTTTGAATGTGCGGTCGTCGATGATGGGAAATGGAAAGGGGTTATTGGAGTTGGTGGGCTAATTTTAGCTCGACTTCCGGTAGGAGTCGCTGAATCACGTAAATCTTATTTTACGCAAAAAACATCACAGCAAATGACTGCTGTTGATAATGATCTTATGCGAGAGCAGCATCCTTCTATGCCTATTTCTCGGGAAAGAAGCAGTAGGGTGTCTTTTGGTGGAACTTCTAACGAGTAGATAATCTACTCAGGAGAAAATGTATGGCGAACATTAACGGAGCCTTTGGACTTCGACCTATTGCTAAAGTAGGTCAGAATTCCAACTCCACTGGTGTTTCAGGCTATACCTCCTATGAAATTGCTAATGGAAACAGTAGTGCTATTTACCAAGGCACACCAGTAATCCCATTATCTACGGGATATATTGATGTAGTTGGTGCGGCGGCAGGTGGCACAGTTGGATTACTAGGCGCTTTTATGGGATGTAAATATGTCTCAAGCACCACGGGGAAACCCACGTGGAGTAACTATTGGCCTGGATCAGGAGCAGATAGTAATCATCCTGTAGAGGCTTTTGTGGCAGATGATCCATTACAACTATTTTTAATTGGAACAAATGCATCTTGGACTAGTAAAGCTACTGCGCGAGCAGCAGTTTTTGCTAACGCAAACTTTGCCACAGCTACCAGTGGAAGTACTACTACTGGTATGTCGTCAGGAACTTTGGCAATTAGCACTATTAACACCACTGCTAACTTGAATCTTCGGATCATGGGGTGGGAAGAGGATCCTTCTAATAGTGATTTTTCTGCCGCTGGTATTGGTGCAATAGTAAGGTTGAACAACTCCTTCAATAGCCCGAATGGTGCTATTGCGGGTGGTACTGTTTCAACCACTGGCGTATAGGAGGATTGAGAAATGGCTATTTCACGAGCACAACTCGTCAAAGAACTAGAGCCTGGACTCAATGCCCTCTTCGGTCTTGAG